TTTGAAAATTTTGGATGTGTTGTTGGAGATGAAGCACATCTATTTAAATCTAAGTCATTGACTACAATCATGACTAAACTAGTTAACTGTAAGTATCGTTTTGGAATGACAGGTACTTTAGATGGCACACAAACTCATAGATTAGTATTAGAAGGTCTATTTGGAAAAGTAGAAAAAGTAACATCTACAAAACAGTTAATGGATAAAGATACACTTGCTAATCTTAAAATTAAATGTTTAGTATTAAAACATAAAGAAAATGAGTGTAAAGAAGTAAAAGATTTAAAGTATAGTGATGAGTTGCAGTACATAGTGGCTCACAAGACACGAAATGACTTCATTTCAAGACTTTGTGATAAATTGAGTGGTAATACACTATGTCTATATCAGCTTGTAGAAAAACATGGGCTAGTGTTGTACAATCTGATGAAAGACTTTGATAGAAAAGTTTTTTTCATACATGGTGGAACAGACACAGAAACAAGAGAAAAAATTAGAGCAATAACAGAGGAACAAACAAATGCAATCATTGTCGCGTCGTATGGTACATTTAGTACTGGTATTAACATTAGGAACTTGCACAATATCGTGTTCGCATCTCCGTCTAAGTCTAGAATACGAGTGCTCCAATCCATCGGCCGTGGGCTGCGTAAATCAGATAAAGGCGATATACGAACAACCCTTTTAGATATTGCTGATGATTTTACATACAAGGATAGAAAAAATTTTACACTTAATCACTTTTTAGAAAGAATCAACATTTATAATGAAGAAGAATTTGACTATGAGATAGACAGGATAAGGATATAAATAGTGATATACAATCTAGGGATAAGGATATGACAGATAATACTACTAGAGTAATAAAATTAGCAAATGGTGAGAGTATCGTTTGTACTTGTATACCTACACGCACAGATAGTGATTCTCAAACTTTACATATAATACATCCATTGAAAATGGAATTAAAAAATAGAATCACTAAGAAAGGTATAGTTGAGGCATTGACTTTATCTCGCTGGTTACAACCATTTACAGAATCAGATGAGTTTGATATTGAAAAGTCAACAATTATTACAATCACTTCGGCATCTTATGCCTTAAATAATTATTATCAACATATGTTAAACTCATATAGTGAGGCTGATGCTGAATCAAATCAACCCATTGTACAACCCAGAGAAGAAGAATTTGAAAATTCAGAAGAAATAAGAGCAATGTTTAATGAATATGTTTCTACATTAAGTGGTCAGAATAAAGAAAAAGAAATAGTACAAGAAGAAATATCAGAAGAAGACTTAGATAGTTTACCTATTTCTAATACAAAACATTAACCATCTCTTTAGAGTATATTATTCTCCGCTGGAACACAGCGATTATAAACTCTTAAACAAGGTTTGTCAAGGTTTATTTGCAAATAAATGCAAAAAAGTTTTTTACATAATTACCTATTAAAACTTGACATATTGTGCTCAACCTAGTACTATGGCTACATAACAATTCATCAAGGAAAAGAGATGGCAACAACAAAGAAAAAAGGTGTTCATTACATAGACAATAAAGAGTTTCATTCAGCAATGATTGCATGGAAAGAACTATGTAAAGAGGCAGAAGAAGCTGGAGAAGAAAAACCACAAGTCACTAATTACATAGGTGAGTGTTTTTTAAAGATTGCAAATGGATTATCTTATAGACCTAACTTTATAAACTATACCTATCGTTCAGAGATGGTATCAGATGGTATCGAAAACTGTTTACAATATATACATAACTTTGACCCAGAGAAGTCAAAGAATCCTTTTGCATATTTTACACAAATTATATACTATGCATTTTTAAGAAGAATTCAGAAAGAGAAAAAACAAACTCATATCAAAAACAAAATGATTGAGAAACAACAATATGAAATCTATACAGTAAATGAAGGTGATGATACAGTTTATGATGTAAGAGGTTTTGACCCAGACATTATGTTACCAGATGAAGATGTATATAAAGTCAAGAAAAAAGAAAAGTCAACATTACCTGAAGGCCTTGAAGAATTTATGAGTGAAAATTCTGATACAGAAGATAATACTTAATGAAAATAGCAATAATTACTGATACTCATTTCGGTGCAAGAAATGATAATGTAAATTTCAATGAATACTTTTATCAATTTTATGAGGGAGTATTTTTTCCATATTTACAACAAAATAATATTAAGACATGTATTCACTTAGGTGATTGTTTTGATAGGCGTAAGTATGTATCCTATCGTACTGCAAAAGATTTTAGAGAGAGATTCATATTACCATTTAGTGTATTAGGAATAGACTTACATATGTTAGTAGGTAATCATGATATCTATTATAAGAATACAAGTCAAGTTAATTCTCTTACAGAGTTATTAGGTGATAAACATAAAAACATTCATATCTATGAAGATGCAACAGAAGTAGATTTTGATGGTTTACCTATATTACTTATGCCATGGATTAATCAAACAAATGAAATCTATGCAGAAGGTATGATAGATGAAACTAAAGCTGAAGTATGTATGGGTCATTTAGAAATCAATGGTTTTCAAATGAACAAGAATGTCATAATTTCTAGCGGTGGCCGTGAGAAAGAATTTTTTAGAAAGTTTGATACAGTTATGAGTGGACATTTTCATCACAAGTCAGATGATGGTCACATATATTATCTTGGCACACCTTATGAATTGTATTGGAATGATTGGGAAGATAAAAAAGGATTTCATATTTATGATACAGAAACAAGAGAGTTAGAGAGAATAGTTAATCCATACACAATATATGAAAAGATATATTATGATGATTCAAAAGAAAGTTATAAAGAACATGATATAACAAAATATGCAAACAAGTATGTTAAATTGATTGTAGTGGTTAAAAAAGATTTATATCAGTTTGACCAATTCTTAGACAAGTTATATGCAGCAGATGCATTTGATATAAAAATTGTTGAGGATTTTTCAGACTTAGATGCAAGTTCAGTATCAGATGATATTGTAGAAAATACAGAAGACACAGTAACACTATTAAACAAATATATTGATGACCTACCTATTGACTTAGAAAAAGATAGATTAAAGAATCAAATGAAATCTTTATATACAGAGGCCCAAGACTTAGATTTAGAATGATAAAATTTGAAAAGGTTCGTTGGAAGAATTTTCTTTCAACAGGTAACCAATTTACAGAAATAGATTTGAATCGTAATGAAACCACACTTATTATAGGTGAGAATGGTGCTGGTAAATCCACAGTGCTTGATGCATTATGTTTTTCACTATTTGGAAAACCATTTAGAACAATTAGTAAATCTCAATTAGTCAATACAGTTAACGCAATGGAAACTGTTGTAGAGATTGAATTTAGTATTGCAAGTCGTAGATATAAAGTTGTGCGTGGTATCAAACCAAACAAATTTGAGATATGGCAAAATGATAAAATGTTAAATCAAGAAGCCAACAGTCGTGATTATCAAAAGATTCTAGAACAACAAATACTTAAATTAAACTATCGTTCATTTACACAAGTTGTTATATTAGGTAGTTCAACCTTTGTACCATTTATGCAATTGAAGGCAAAATTTAGGAGAGAGGTTGTTGAAGATTTATTAGATATCAAAATATTCTCAATGATGAATATAATACTAAAACAAAGATTAAAAGATTTAGTTATAGAATTACAAGAAGTAGAATATAATTATAAGTTATCTGGTGAAAAGATAACTATGCAAAAAACTTATATTGAAGACATTAAAAATAATGCAGGAATTATAATAAAAGAAAAACAAAATAATTATGATAATAACTTTATAGAATTAGATAAAAAAGTAAACAATAAAAAAACATTAGAAGAAACTCAAAAAACATTATTTGAATCAGTTGAAGACCAAATCAATATAGAATCTAAAGATGTTAAATTAAAAGACTTGCGTTCTACACTTATAGAAAAACAAAAAGAAAAAGATAAAATGATTGCCTTTTTTGAAAAACATGATGACTGCCCTGTATGCACACAAGATATACCTAAAGATTTTAAATCTGAAATGATAGTCACAAAAGAAACAGAGAAAAAAGAAATTGTAGATGGTCTTATAAAAATGGAAAAAGAAATAGATAAGACACAAAGTAGATTATCTGAAATAGTGAAAGTTACAAATCAGATTCAAGATAACTCAATACAGATAGCACAATTAAATACATCTATAAAAGAATTGGAAAAATATCAAGAAAGATTATCTAATGAGATTACAGAATTAGAAAAGAGCACTATTAATAATTCAGATGAAGAAAAGTTAAAAATACTTCAAGATGAATTTAATACTATTGAACAAAACAGAAAAGATTTAAAAGAAGAAAAAGTTTATAAAGAAGCAACAAGAGCCATGTTACAAGACACAGGTATTAAGACTAAAATTATTAAACAGTATTTACCTATCATGAATCAGTTGATTAATAAGTATCTGGCATCTATGGAATTCTATGTAAACTTTACACTAGATGAAAATTTTGATGAAACAATTAAATCAAGATTTCGTGATAACTTTAATTATGCCTCATTTAGTGAGGGTGAAAAAATGAGAATAGATTTGGCATTATTGTTTACATGGAGAGCAATTGCTAAAATGAAAAATAGTACAAATACTAATCTACTAATATTAGATGAGATATTTGATAGTTCATTAGATAGTGCTGGAACAGATGAGTTCCTAAAAATACTAAACACATTAGAAGGTGAAAATGTATTTGTAATCAGTCACAAACAAGATGTGTTAGTTGATAAATTTAAACATACACTTAAATTTGAAAAGAATAAAAACTTTAGTAAGATGGTGGTAGCATGACAAATACAAAACATTTAATACATAGAACATTAGATATTGGAAGTGGATTAATACTTTCTATTATAATACAGTTAACAATATTTCCATTTTATGATATATACATTGAAGTATGGGCGATGATACATCTTGCAATCATATTCATGGTAGTGAGTATTATTAGAAGTTATCTCTGGTCAAAATATGTATTTAAATATGGAGAATCTAAATGAGAAGATGATGAGATGATGAGTTTAAAAGAAAAAATTGAAATGGTTTTCGCTGATATTATTTTATGGGCTATTTTTATACCTATATTCATAATAAAATTTACATTATTTTTTCCCATAATATTTGTGTATTCTTTCATCAAAAGAATGACAATCAGCATAGGTAAATACATCTATTGATTTAAAAGAATAATCTATCACAGCACCATCACCAAACTTAGCACCTACACCAATATATGCCTTAATTAAAGATGGTAATTTTCTAAAAATATTTTCAGGTAAATTACAATGTGAGTTCATAGG